TCTTCAAAAAAGATTCCATTGTTTGCATCAAAAGTTCCAACACGTTGTTCTAATCCAGATTCTTGTGCATTCATTACAAATGTATTAAATATAAATAATGACTTACCTGGTTGATAAGACATAACTCTTTTTGATTGTCTTATGACTTTATCGCCACTAGCTGTAGTTACATTTAAATTAACTGTAGATTTATTTGCGGTATATGAAACTGTTCCTGATCCAGTTAAAGATTCATCAAAAAGATTATTTTTTGACATTACATTTGTACTATCAAAAATAGTAAATGGATTAGAAACTCTTAATCTTCCAAATGCATCATAAGCATTTGATCCATTTCCACCACCTATTACTGTAGGCTCTGTATTTACATTGTTACACGCAGACATTAATTTCTCCCATTAAACCAAGAAAATCTTTCAGACTGTTCTGTTTTTTCTTTTTGATAATTTGTATTTAATTGATTTTGTAAACTCTCTAAAGCTAAGTTAATTTGTCTAAAAGCATCAGGAGTAAATTCCTGCGGTGGTTCAGGTAAGAATACATTTACTTTAGCCATTATCTTCTACCATCTGGTTGTATATCAAATCTAAACTGACCGAATCTCCAGCTTTCATCAATAGCATCATTCTCTACTTTTAAAGCTGCTAATCTACTTCTAGCTCTAGTATCTATTTTATCTGTTGATGAATTAATAGTAAATGGCCCTAATGTAGAACTTGTTTGATTATCAGCAGGGTATCTTCTTAACAAGATTGTTATCTTTGCATTACCATTTAAATATTTAAAGTCAGGTATAAATCTTCTTACTTTAATAAAGTATTGTCCATCTCCATCTGCATCTAAATCAAAATCTCCTGATGTAATATAAGCTGGAATTGGATTTATAGTTCCATTTGCTAATACTTCATTTGTTCCTATTTCGTGATTAAATACTCTAGACATTCCATTTGATACACCTTGAATTGTTGGCGTAGTCGGAGCTGTATTAGGATTAAATTGAGTAGCCATTGGATCATCAAATACGTGTGAATCAATGTACGAAGTTCTTGCTAAAGAACTAGTTGTCCAAGTCTGCTCCGCATAATTATATGTAACTAGTTTATTAACATAGTTAGAAGTTGAACTTGCATAAAACCAATAGATTTCAGAATATAAACTATTATGAGCTCCATAAGTTAATTCTGATCCGTTAGCAAAATTAAAACCTGGTGCACCATCGTCTGTTAAGAATACATAATCTTCAACTAAAGAAGGAATACTTTTAACAGTACCATCAAACATAAAAAATCCACCTGAGTCACCAATCCAATAAACAGCACCATTTGCATACACAATTGAATGTTGGCCTACACAACCACAGTTAGATCCTACTTGTCTAATACTAAATGTAAAAGGAGGTCCTACGAACTGCATTAGGTATGCAGAAGTATCAGTTAAAATTAATATATAATCTTTCGCTTTAGCTGCACCTACAATTTTAGTTCCGCTATCAATTCTAAAAGAACCTGCTGTATTTGTTGATGTAGCTGTATAGTCAGTTAAAGTTTCTTGATCCGAGAATCTTATAAACATTTTATCTTGTGTAGTAGGTGAACCAATTGTTGTTTCAGTTCCTAAAATAATTAAATGTCTATCTCTATCTGATACCATACTCATTACAGATTTTGTTGGTGCTCCAGAAATAATTGCAGCTCTTGTATTTATACCTGCACCTGCATTTGGATCCCAAGAAAAAGTTGCACCATTTTTAATTGTTGCAATTAATAGTTCACCATAGTTATCTAAAGACCAACTACCGGGATCAAGAATTGCATTTGATGTTGTTCGTGGTGTACCCCAAGTTGAAGAACCATATAAACCTGTACCCCAACCATAACCATAAGCTTGCAATAAAGGACCTACTTTGTAATAAGGTTTAGAATCTAATGTTCCATCATTAGTGGCACCTGTGCCTGTTTCAGCTGTAGGCATTAAAATTGTAAAAGTTGTAGTTGTTGGTGCAAGTTGTACTTCAAATAAAACATCGTCAAAGTCTGCAGCAACATAATCTGTTTGCCCCGCAGTAAAAGATCCTGCATTTTCAAATGTTAATAAATCACCCGGTTCAAGATTGTGAGCAGATGGGCAAGTAATTTCTACGGTTCGTGATCCGTTAGTCGTGGTAATATCGCATCCTGTTTGAGCTAAAGATGTATCAAATGGAGTAATATCATAATAATCATCACCGTTATATATATATAAAATCTTATTAGTACCGAGTGCAACATATTTCCTCCCGTCTAAATCTGCCCAGCTATGTGAAGCTCTTACTGCTCCAACTAATTGTTCGTTAAGTATTTCTTGCCAGCCACCTATTTTTTCAGGCATACCATATCTAAATCTAACATAGTCACCATCTACCCATTGGTTTTCGGCTCCTGAGTCTGATGCTTGTTTATTAAATCCTGGTGCAAAGTTTACTTTTGTTAAAGGCATGCGAACATTATACACTATGATTTTTTAGGTATAAATATCGTCCATTCTAGCTTAGATATCAAATCATTTACATAGACTTTCTTTAGTTTATTTTTCTTTATGTATTGATGAAGTTCTTCTAAATCTAATATAACCCATTTATCTTCCATTTCTAAAACCATTTTATCTGCTTTAGAATCTAATCTACCTTTTTGAGCAGGGGTGCCATCAGGAAGCGCAAACATATCTCTAACATCAAATTTATAAAAAGCATTTTGACCTTTTATGATACCTGCAATATTCCAAGATGTTTTTTCTTTTGGGTATTCTATAGCAGTTAAATATGTACTAAAATTTTTTAATATTTTAGACATTCATTTTTTGTCTTATTTTAGTTGCTGATATTTCCTGTATTTCTTTTGGAAGTTCTATTTCTTCTATTTTATAACCAACACCTCTACCATAACAAATATTAGTTATATTAGGTACAACTATGATTTCATATTGATCAATATAATCTATCAATGCTTCATTAATATTCTTTTTAACTTGTTCAACATCAAAAGGATTATCTTTAGAAGTAGGCATATCTCTAATCATAATGATTACTTGACCTGTTCTTTCTAATGCTTTTTTAAATAACTCTTGATGACCTTTATGCCAAGGTTGCCATCTACCTAACATCATTGCTGTTGGTTTGTTGTAATTAATCATTATTCCAATCTACTATTAAATGCACTCTATCTTTATTGTCGTTATTTTCTACAGAATGAGTTTTACCTGAGTTGTTTATTTGCCACATTTCACCTTCTTTTAAATTTTTTACTTCTTCACCAACTGTAAAAAAAGTATCTGAATTAGTTACAATTGGAATATGAATTCTTTTACATTTTTCTAAACTAGGCCCGGAATCAATATGAGGATCTATTTTTGATCTTGCTTTTAATTTTACTAAAATTGCTCTAACAATATATCCTTTTGAAAAATATTTTGATAAATCATTTTCTATTTTTTTAAAAAAACTTTTAAATTTTTTATAACAAGGCCAATAATGCAAATCTGTTTCTCTAAAATCTTCATTATAAATTATTGGTATAGTTTCCGTATGTCTGTGAACTTCAAAAGTCTTTTGTCTAAAATCAAAACTTTTCCATTCTTTATTAGATAATTTATTAACTATGTTTTTTATATTATCTAACTTTATTTTTCCAATGTAATTAAAATTTATTAATTTGCTCATTAATTTTATTTATAATATCCTCATAGTTATAGTCTTTTATTTCATAATCAATCTTAGTTGGTTTTTCAAAAATTTTGTTAGTGTCTTCAAATCTTCCTTGATTAATTGTATTCATCCAAATCTTAATGTCGTAATCATCTCGCCAATCATCATAAGGACAAACAAAATCAACAACACAATGTCCTTTTGCATATGCTGTTAATCCTATCATTCTTTGTGCTTGTCTGATTCTACCTGCTTCAGTAAAGTCCCAATCATTAAACATCTTTCTAACTTCATCTGCATTAAAGTAAGCAATTTTTTTATCACCTATTAACTTCTTTGCAAACGTACTTTTACCTGATCCAGGTAATCCGAATATTAATATGTTCATTTTAAACTAGGTCCTGTTAGCCAACTTACTAAAGAATATCTTTCTCCTTTAGTAACTGGTGTTACTTTATGTAAAATATAACTTGGAAACATTATTAGAGTTCCTTGTTCTTTTATCATTTTAAATTTATCACCCTTGTGTGATCCTGTTATAATTTTTAAATCACCACCTTTATAATTTGGTAATGAAAGTTGTACACTGATAGACAACTTTCTAACAATTGAATTTTTTGATGAATCTAAATGACTATCATAATGACCTCTTTTTTTATGATGATAATGAGTAAATTGAATGGGTTCTGAAAAACCTCTAATATCAAAATTAAAATATTTTTCATTTAATTCTAAAGCTGTTTCTGCAATTCTAGAAAATATCCATTTATTCTCTTCATTAAAAGGCATCCAGGCAGTTTTACTACTTCTTTGATTATAGTCTTTTGTAATTTTAGAATTTTTTGTTCCTATAAAAGATTCTTTAGGTTTATATGAATTACCAATTTTAATAATAAAATCACATTCTTCTTTAGAAAAAACTTTTTCCATATAACAAAAGTTATTTACCTTATCTTGAAAAGGAATTAAAAACGGAAGAATCATCTAAGTAAAGGTCCTTTCAAAAATATTGTTAATGTCATTCTTTCTCCTTTTAATATAGGAGTAACTCTATGATTATATAATGATTGAAAAACAATTAAGTCCCCACTATTAAAATTTTCGACTGTATTTACAGTATGATGAAAAATTTCTAAATTACCACCTTCATATGGTTTTGTTGATATATTTAATAAGGCAGTTAGTTTTAAATCTTCAAAACGACTATCATTAGCTATATCAGTATGCCAACCATAAAAATCATTTATTTTATAATTATTAGATAATACGCAATCATAAAAATTAATTTTATTTACATCAAAACCGTATCTTTCATTATTAATTAAATAACAAAGTTCCGTTATTTTATTTAAATTTTTTTTTAAATGAAAGTATTCAATTGTTTTAGATTGTGTGTATTTAATTTTTTTACCTTCAAGTTTAGCTTGCTTTTCTTCTTTTTCTAGAACACCTTTTTTATTAATAATTTTATTAATATTTAATATTTCTTTTTTTGAAATAACATTAGGAACTATCCAGTATATAGGTCTTTTATTCATATAAAATTTTATTTAAATGTTTATATTTATTAATTACGTTTTCTGGTAATTTAATTTTATTTACTTCTTTTTGAATTTTATCTTTTCTAATTTTATGCATAGGTGCACCTAAAACAGAATCATCATAAAAAGGTGATTTTTCAAAATTTTTAAATGAATGTTTAAATGGTTCTATTTCATAATAATCATAAATTTTATTTATGGTTATTTTTGGTTTTTCAATTAAATCATTATAGTCAATGAATAAAAAATTTTTACTTAAGTTATTCTTTTTTAATTGATGTATTGAATATAACATTGTATCTATATAATCTCCTTTAGCCATTATTAAATCAGCTTTAGTTTCAATTTCATTAGTGAATAAAGTAGTATGATCTAAAGATTTGTAAATTTGATTATAAAAATAATTAGGGTTATTTTGACATAATTTCAAATAAGATTTTATAACTTCTAGTATGTCTCTTATTAATATAACTATTTTAATTTCATTAGGAGAAATTTTTTCAAGAACATTTATATTATAAGGTGTAATCCAGTCCCCTCTTTCTACTATATATTTAAAGTTATGGTGACTATAATAATTAGGAATTATGTTTTTATAAACATTTTTTAAATTAGTTGGACAAGGATAGTTTTTAAAACGCATAGAACTTCTTTCTGCGTTTTTCATAGAAAATAGTAAATCAGGTAAAAAAGAATGACCAGTTGCGTAAACATCTGGATTTTCATTTAATATTGCTGACAACAAAGTATTACCTGCTCTAGGTAAACCTGTAAAATAAAAATATTTTTTCATATAAGTTCTGTTTTAAAAGCTAAAGTTATTCTTTTATTATTTCTTGGTGCATTTCCTTTATGTGGTTCTTTTGCATTAAATAATATAAGTTTATCTTTTTCAAATTTAATTATTTCTTTATTTTTAATTTCAAAATCACCGTCACCAGTAACCATATATAAACAAGTAATATCTCCATCGTCAATATGAAAATCACTTGGCATACAAGAGTATTGTAAATTACTGTATAATCGTAAAAGTTTTAATTTTCTTTTTAAGATTTTTTGTATTTTTAAAAATATAAAATCCATTAAAGGATCAAAAGGCACTTGCCCCTGTAAAAAATCTGATTTATTATCTTGTGTGCTTTGTTGAACTATGTAATTTATATATGTTAAATAAGACGATAAAAAATTATTTAACTCAACTCCAAGAAAATTTTTTTTAACTATTGTTTTCAATTTTTTTATACCAAGTTGCTATAGTGTATCTAGGATTTTTTAAAACTTCTTTAACTCCGTGTTTATAATATTGACCATCAAAAAATATAATTCTACCTTCTTTAGGTTTAAAATAAGACCCATCTTCAAAATATGTTTCTCCACCATCATAATCATCATTAAGATATAAGATAGATGCCAATGTAGTATGTTGATAAGCAGTATCTTTATGTAGAGGTTGATAACTGTTAATAGGCCATTTAACTAAATGAGTATACTCAAATGTTGAATTGTTTAATAATTTAGAGATGTAGTTTGAATCTTTTAAAATTTTACTAAAATTATTAATAAAATATTTTTCATTAGTTAAGTCTATAACTTTATTAAAAATTTTATCTTTTGTTAAATGTTTTTTGTGTTTCTTATTATTTTTAGAAAAAAATTTAATTAATTTATTACAATCATTTTTTGTAATAAAATTATCTCTACATAAAAAAATCATTATAAAATAAGTTCGTTTAAACTTTTGTTTTCTCCTAATTTACCTTTAAGAAAAGTATTAAAGGCTAAACTTATTCTTTGGTTGTCATTTTTTTTAAGTAAAACTGAATGCTCTAATCTTGAAGGGAACATTATTAATAAACCTTTTGTGACAGGCATAACCCAAGATCCAGAATTGTCTTCTGTTCTTTTTAAAATAGTAGGTTGAATTTGATTATATTTAATAGGGTTACTAAATTTAATTGAATCATTTTCATTTGCTGAAAAATAAAAAACTCCAGATATAAAACTGTTTGGATGTTCGTGTTGATGATGAGCTTGGTCTTTAGTTGTAATATTTAACCAAGATTGTGTTATGTAAATTTTATTTTTTTCATCAGCGTGAAAAACTTTATAAAAAAATTTTTCTAAATGAAACTGTATAAATTTATTTAATTCATTAAATGATTTGTCTTTAAGAACATAATTATTTTTAGTGTTGTAATTTAATCCAGAATTTTGTTCTACATTTTTTAAATATTTTTCTGCAACTTTGTTTTCTTTATTTAAAAGTTCTCTTCCTAATACTGTTTTATATAAGGGAGTTGGAAATAGTCTTTGAACTTCTGCTGCTTGGTTAAATTTAATTTTCATATTAATATCCCCAACTTACAAAAGAATATCTTATTCCTTTAGTAATTGTTTTAACTTGATGTGGATACATAAAATTAGAGGGAAATATAAGAACGTCTCCTTGTTTTAATAAAAGTTTTTGATTGCATATTTCAAATTCTCCTCCTTTAAAATTATCATTTAACAAACCTACAATACTTAAAACAGGAATTCCTTTTTCTTTACCATCAAAAAGATCATAAATATGATCTACGTGAACAGCCATATTTGTATTTTTATTATATTTATTTACTCTAAATTTACTTAATTTATAAATAAGTTGAGAAGGTTCTTTATAAGTTTTTATTAAATTTAAAAAAGGATAAATTGAACGTACATCGTGACGATATTGAGAAGTTGCTTCTGCAACAAAAGGAAGTAGAATATTAATCTCTTCTTGATTTAACCAATAATTTTTTAATTCTTCTTTTAAATTTTTTCGTGATCCAATAGGTTTGCCAGTTTTATCTTGCCATTGATGGTATTGAAACTTTGATTTTTTAAAATTTTTTATTAAGTTATTACAAATATTTTTAGGTACACAGTTGTAAACTCTTATAAAATCTAAGGCATTCATAAACTATATCTTTTTCAAGATATATACTTTTATTATTTTATAAAGTCAATGATTGTTATATTTGAACCCAAGAAGAGTTATCTGGATTCCAATAATGTGAAAAAGCTTGTTCATTGCTTTTATCATCAGAAACAAATTTTGCTTGCCATCTAATATTTGATTCATCCCAAAAAATATCTAATATTTTATTATCTACTTCTACAACATTTGGAAATTCTACAGGAGGTTCCCAATAACCGCCAAATTCATTAAATACGTGAGAAGGAAAATCTAAAGGTTGTCTTGCAACAAAAGCATCTCTTGCTTCATCATATTTCATTCCTACAGTTGCAAAATTTTTTCTAAAAGCTTTTGATTGATCTGGATCTACAGAAGGTGGCGTAGTACCATCGTTACTTGGAGTATAATACACTCCAGCTCTCGTGTTATAAGAAGTTTGTTTAAAATCAGAGTTGGGTAAATTATATAATTTTCTACAAAACTCTACGCCTAAAGCTTCTTGTTCAACTCCATTATCGTCAGTAATAACTGCATTATTAATAACAATAACTTTCATTACATTTTTTTCTTGATCTAAAAGTGCAAAATGAGCCATAATTATACCTTATATGTTCCTGATCCTGTAAATTGTAAAACTGTATCTGATCCATCTGTAGTTACAGTTGGACTTCCAGTTGTTAGTCCTGAATAATCTGCTGTTGGCAATCTTAAAATTACTACTCCAGAACCACCTTGGCCTCCTTGCCATCTAGCAGTATCAAAAGGTCCTGGGTCTCCTCCCCCTGATCCTCCTCCACCACCTCCAGTGTTTGCAACTCCAGAATTGGCTTGAGTTATACCTTGAGGTGGATTTCCGTGGCCGCCATTTCCGCCGCCTCCAGATCCTTCGTTATTTGGATTAGATGGAGCTTTATATTTTCCTCCACCACCTCCGCCGCCTCGTGCTACAGCCGATCCTGTGATTGAAGAATTTAAACCTGCACCTCCTGGAGAAGGGTAACTTCCTACAGTAACAGGGCCTCCAGCTCCTCCGCCACCACCATTTGAATAGTAAAGAGGGTTTGATCTTGGTTGGTTACCACCATCATAACCTTGTCCAGATGTTCCTGCTCCAGCTCCAGTTGAACCTCCTTGAGGTGCCGAATAAGCTCCCCCTCCTGATCCACCACTTGTAGCTTGAGTGTTTGCACCTGGTGAAAGATATAAAGTTCCGTATCCTCTACCTCCACCTAGTGAAGTAATATTTACTCCTGTTTGACCTACGATACTTGAATCTTGACCACCATCATCTGATGTTTGAGTAGGATAGCTAGTTGTACCTCCTGCTCCAACAGTAATTGTTAAAGTTTCACCTTTTCTAGGTTCGATATTTGATTCAGTTGGAGAATTTCTTCCTGAGTTTTCTGAAGCGTAAGAATTTCTATATCCTCCTGCTCCTGCTCCACCAGCCGCAGTTCCGCCTTTTGAACCACCATTTCCACCTCCACCAATAACTAAGAAATCCATAGATACTGGGGCACCGAAGCCTCCAGATGTTAATCCAAAACCTTTTACTGCTCCACCTCCTCGTGAACCTAAAATTGGCATCTTTCTATAATCCTCCTATTATGCAAACTGTGTTAATGCCGCCAACACTGTAAATGTTGCTGCACCTGTCTTTATAACAGTATATGTATAAATATCAAGAGAGTTAGTGTTTCCTTCTGTTGGTGCTGAACCACCTTGCCATTCTGGAGTAACTGAACTACCATCAACTTCTACAGCTGAATTGTAGTATGCAGTTCCACCTTGTTTTACAATGTGGGCTACTGTAATTGATTCTCCAGTATCCATAATTGAATCTAATGAATTAGAACCATCACCTCTGATATTTAATGTCCAGTTTCCTGAAGCATCTGTAGTATAGTTTAAAACTGCTTGAGTAGTAACATCGTAGTTTACAGTTCCTGTAGCTGCAGTAGCTGAGTTAGTTACTTTTTCAGCTAGTTGTTGAATTTTACCTGCACCGTTAAATGTTACTCTACCAATACCTTTTGGTGTTAAATTTAAATCGATATTTGTGTCGTCTCCTGTTGCTGATAACTCAGGAGCATTTCCTGTAGCTGCATTAGTTGCAGTCATTTCGTTTACAGCAGAAGCAGTAGTTGCAAATTTAATTTGCTCTAAACCGTTTTCATCTCCAATGAAGTTTCCATTATCAATTAAAATATTGTTTCCGTTTGCATCTAAGTTACCACCTAATTGAGGTGTAGTATCTTCAACAATATCTTTTAAGAAAAATACATCAACAACATTTGTTCCATCAGAATAAACCATTACTGATTTACCTGCAGGTATTGTTACACCTGATCCAGAAACTGTTTTAAAAGTTAAAGTAAAACCTGCTCTTGTTGTACCATCTACAACAATGTAAGTTTTTTCAATTCCATCTGGTACATTAACACTTCTATTTGCTGCTAAAGTTCCAGTTAATTTTAATACAATGTTTCTAGCATTTGATAATGCAGCTTGAGACATAGTTAAAGTTACATCTGCTGATGCAACATCAATAGCTTCATAACCTGCAATTGCTTGTTGTAATAAGTTTAAGTTTGTATTTGTTTTATCTCCCCATGTACCCGAGTTTTCACCCGTTACCATCAGTTCGAGTTTTAAATCTGTAGAATAACTTGATGCCATAATTTTTATCCTTTTTTATAATATTTAAATTTTATTTCTATTACGCTGCTATGTCAACTACCGTCCATGTAGGAGCAGTTCCTGGGTCAACAACAGCCCACGCATTTATTCCTATTATACCTGTACTAAAGCTACTTGTCACTCCTGTAGGATAGGCTTCTCCGTTGATACCTGGTTGATAATCTCCAATAACAAAAGGACCTATTTGAATACCTGTTACAGAAGCAATAGTATTTGGTACACCTTCAGCGTTTCCTTGACTTAATGTTAATTGCTCACCAGAAGCAGTTACATTTCCATCAGCAGTGACAGATATTGCGTTTACTGTAGTATTTAATTGAACACCTGTTATATCAGTATCAGGAGCAGGATCCACGGTTCCTTCACCTGAAGTCATAGACATATCAACAGTTGCTTGACCCCATGATTGAGCTCCCCAAGCAACTTCAGCACCCCAACCTGGAGTAAATTCTGTACTTACAGGAACATTAACTGAAACATCAACATCAGTAATTGAAACACCACCCCATTCTGTAGTATTTGCTCCCCACTCATCTTGACCCCAAGTTTCTCTTATTCCTGAATCAATAGATAAAGAATCTGGACTTGTTACATCAACAAAAGCCCATTCACCTTCAGCGCCCCAAACTTCTGTGCCCCAATCATCTCTACCCCAACCTTGTTCATTGTAAGCTTGAATAGTTCCAAGAGATGTTGCAAGTGTTACACCTGAAGGCATAACATCTGGTGCAGGATCCACTGTACCCTCAGATATTGTTAAAGCATTTAATGGATTTTCTGATAAGAAAACTTCTGTAGCAATATTAATAAATACTGAATTTGTAGTTGAATTTAATTCTTGATTTTGTGTTATTGGAATTTCATTAAATATTCCAACATCAACAGTTCCTACACCACCCCATCTAGTGTTGTAATCTGACCAAGTTAAATCTCCCCAAGCATCTTGATTAGATTCAAATGAAATTGATAATTGATTACCTGAAGCTATAACATCACCTGCTATACCCCAAGCATTTTCACCCCAAGTTAATCTACTCCATCCTAAATTAATTTCACCTTCAGCTGTTTCATTTCCTATTGATGTTGAAAGTTGAAGACCTGTTATTTCTGCAGCATCATCAGTAAGATTTCCCCAAAGTTTAACTCCCCACTGTTGACCACCCCATCCTTGTTCAGGATAAGCTTCTGTTCCAGCTTGTACTGTTACACTTGGTTGATTATCACCACCATAAGAAAATGAACCCCAAGATTGAGATCCATAAGCGGTAAGGCCCGCAGAAGATACCTGTACTGTAATATCTGCCATCGGGCCTCCCTGTTAAATTATGCGATTCTTAATATAGCTGACGAACTCGTAAAGTTTGGAAATTGAATTGTAAATGTTCCAGAAGTTGCAGTTTTATCTGAACCAAAATCTAAAACACAAACTGCTTTTTTAGCTTCAGTTGAGTTATAGATTAAAGCACCTCTCGCAGTTAATGTTACTCCTGTGAAAGATAAATCTGCAAAGTCAACGATAGCGACTCCGCCTGTTGCTAGTGAAACTTGTTGTGATTGTAATACACCACCACCAGCTACATATTGTCCTGTAGGTGATACTTCACTTGTTGCTGTGTATGAAGTCGTAGCTGAACTTAAAACTGCGACTGATGTGTATAATCCTAATTTAAATACGTCACCACCTGACTCTAAATCGTGAATACCTTGTAGTATTTCTGATTTAAAAGAATTGGCTACTGCTTGTGAAATTGCCATAATGTTTTTTCTCCTTAATGTTTAAAATCTTTAATTATTTGGTGAAGGCGAAGGTATTTTAACTCTAGGCACTCCATCCATATACTCATCTCTACGTCTTCTGCCCATTTGCTCTAACGCAAAGCTTTGTATAGCTACATTATACTTGTCAGAATAGACTTTGTACATATCCATCGGACCTTTTAAAAACTCATAAGCCTGCATCATAGTAGCGTAGAACAATAAATCAGGAACATTATCAGATAAATAGGTTGTTGTATTCGTAGCTGATAAGTGATCAGGTGTATAGATATAGCTTAATTGAACTTGATATTGAGCATCTGGTGTTGGAGCCATAATCAATGTAGTCTCTTTCCAATTTGCATAGTATTTAGGAACTCCTGTAGCTCCTGTTGAATTGTACTCAAATATGAAACTTGTATCTCTTTTATCTAAATATTCTTTAGTTGTAGGACTTTGAGTAGAGTCATAAATTAAAAAAGATCTAACAATAATAGCCCTTCTTGTAGACGTTAATCCAGAAGTTGAATTAGCATTTGGTAATTGTAAATAAGGTGAGTTTATATTTAAATTTGCTGTAGCATATTCTCTTGCATAGTCAGCATCTACTTCTCTAAAAATACGAAGTTCAGCATCTCTAATCATACTATCTAAAATAGAATCAGTTAAGACATTTGAATCTACTTCAGTGTAATCTCTAACTTTTTGTAATAATTCAGCAAAGGTCATATTATGATATTACTATTGTAACTCTCCCTGTTCTAGTACCTACTTGTCTTTTATTATTTTCTTCTAATGGAGAAGTATCAGGTTGCATTCCATTTGATAAAAATTGTCCATCCCAATATTGAGGATCTAAATAAACTGTTACAGGTGCAGCTCTTTGTGGTCTTGCATTCCATAGTGCAACAGGATCTGCCATATGTGGTTTAGGATCTAGTTGTGGGTGTTTAGCTTCAAATTCAGATATATGTACCCAAGAACCATTCCATTCTTTTACCATTTCTCTATATGGAAAAGCTTGTCCTGATCTATCAGATATGGATTGTGAATATTTACCTTTTGCGTATGCCATTATGATCCTTGTGGGTAATAAACATTAGGTGTGATGTAAACAGATGTTCTTTGACCATCTTCATCTAATGCTCTTTTTAATTCATCTTCGTATAACATTTTTAACATTTGAACTCTATCTAGTGCAATTTTTTGTGATAAATAAAATGCTAATCCTGAAACCATACAAGGATAAAATCTAAATGGCATATCAGTTGTATTAGAGTAAGCTCCTGCATCTTGTATTCTTGCAAGATAATAATAGAATATATTCGTCACGGCGCTCGTATCAGGAGCCAGATATAAACTTATAGTTGGTGTAATTTGTCTGTTTACGTAATACTGAGAAGGAGTTCCTGTATCAGTCTTATTTGGAATAGCAATATATTCAGATCTAGAAATTTTAGTTAATGTTTGTTGAGTACCACCTGTTGTAGTTACAACAGCTTCAAGTACATCATTACAATCACTTGGTGTATTGTAAGTTGCTGTTCCGTTTACAAGAGTTAATGTTTCTGATTTTACTTTCCAAAGATTAATTCCTCTATTTCCCCATTCAGAAAATAAAAGATTTAAACTTCTTCTAGCAGATTTAATATCGTGACCTGAATTAGTTCTTACACCACATCTTTCGTAAGCTTCTTCAATAGCTTCGTCAATCGTGATATTAAACGATGTAGTTCCCGATGTAGCCATTTCATAACCTTACGCTTTAATTGCTTTTTGTAAATCTAAAGGTAATTTTTTTTGCTTTTCAGTAAGCATTCCAGTTTTAGCTTTCATCATCTTACCATATTTAGCTTTTCCAATTTTACCAGTCATTTTGTAGGCTTTGTGCCCACCACCCATTTTCATCATAATAAACTCCTTAATTGATATAGTATAATAACACTATGACTTACTTTAGTAAATCTCCATAATAAGATACTAAGCTAGGGTTAGATAATTCAATATCTGCTGAATCGTGTTTTACAAATTTACCAAAATACTCACTTCTTTTTTTATATTCACCAGAAGTTTCAGTTTCCATAATTGGTCTATGTGATTTAGCGTGATCAACTGATAAACCTTTTTGTGCTTTTTTTGGTTTAGGAACACAGTTAGGTACTTTTCTACCATTCTTAGTTTTCATACCAACCATTTCGTATCCTTCCCAACAAGGTCCTTTTTTAGCCATTAGATACCTTCCTCCAAAAATACTTTAGTTTTTTTACAAGCACATTGTTTAATGCCAAATATTTTACAAATTATTTTTTTAATAGTTTTCATTACTTTTAAATCTTTTTCTATTGTACAATTTCTTAGATTGTACCACTTTAGGTTTAAACAGTAAATGTCTTAGAATTCTTGCGATTGGGTTTCTTTTTAACTTGAAGTTTCTTTTTTTCTTTTCTCGCACCACGAAGTTTACCTTCAATTTGTTGAGGGATAGATGATCTTGATATTGCCATTATATTAAATCCTTTACCTTACCTAATATAGGTTTATATTTAGTTTGTCCATCTTTTTTAAATGCGTGTAAAAAACTAGCTCTTCTATCTTCTGCTATCCAACTACAGTGGATCCACCCGCTTGAAGGTTCTCCTGGAGTGTAGTACTCAAGGATAAGCTGGTCATACGGAAGTTCTCTATGTATCCATTCAGCAACTTCTGCATTATCTACACCAGGACATTCAAAATCTGCTGCTTCTCCTTTTGTATGTTGAGAATCTATTGAACTATTAATAGCTAAACATAATTCTGGAGAGCGATATCCTGAAGTAACTGTAACTCTTCCAAATCTATCTCTTACTGGTTGTAATATATTTTCACAAAGTAATTTAAGTTTTTCTATTTGTCCTGCATTAGGATTATTATTAATTCCTTTACGAATAGCTGTGTCTGATTTAATTAACTCTGAAAGAGTAAAGTTACGGGTAAGGTTCATTACTGTTTTAATAGCATTTTTTTAATGCTTTTACTACCATCAATATTAATTTGTACTTCAGCCTCTGTTTCTACACATTGAATATTTTTATTAGTCATACTCATATTACGAGTAATTAATCTCTTATGCTTTAAACAATCAGATAAAGAGTCTTGAATTCTATGTTCAACTAATTTGTCATTCATAAAGAATAATAATACAATTACTGTTTGTATCATACAAATCTTCCTTTGTTTGGTCCTTTTTTAATCATATATTTAGATGTACCGTTTGCACCTATCTCTACTTCTTTACGAAGCATTTGAAAGAACTTCATTTCTTTTTTTGAATCTGAAGATTCTTGAGCATATTTAATACTTTTAAATTGATTTATTTTATCTCTATCAGCCATTACTTTCTCCAATATTCAGTTATTTGTTTCCACTCACATTCAGAATCTTCACAAGTGTAGTCATATTCTTGTAAAGTTCCAGCATTAATGCCCGTTTCCGTTTCCATTACTAAACTTAATATCTCTTGTTTGG